AATATTAAGCGGATGGCCGCAAAAATTTTTTTTTGAATTTCAAATTAAAGTTGTTTTATTACCATTATGCCATTTGGTGATCACTATATATTGATCACCGATATACAGGAGAGAGTTGCAAGAGCGGTCAATCGGTGATCAATTCTAGTCAACATGCCTCCAAGGCGTAACGGTATTTATTCCAAAGACTATTTCGTCACTTATCCCAAATGTTCTCTCACCAAAGAGGAAGCACTTTCCCAATTATTAAATCTCCAAACCCCAACTTCAAAAAAATATATTAGAATCTGCAGAGAGCTTCACGAAGATGGGACTCCTCGCGTGCGAGTTCTCATCCAGTTCGAAGGGAAATTCAAGTGCCAGAATATGCGATTCTTCGACTTGGTCTCCCCAAGCTGGTCAGCACATTTCCGACCAAACATACAGGGAGCTAAATCCAGCTCCGACGTCAAGTCCTACATCGAGAAGGACGGGGACATTCTCGACTGGGGACAATTTCAGATCGACGGAAGGTCAGCAAGAGGAGGGCAACAGACAGCCAATGACGCTTACGCCGCAGCACTTAACGCGGGAAGTAAGTCGGAGGCTATTAGAGTCATTAAGGAACTGGCTCCTAAAGATTTTGTACTGCAATTTCATAATTTAAATGCAAATTTAAACAGAATCTTTCAGGAGCCACCAGCTCCTTATGTTTCTCCTTTTTCGTCTTCTTCTTTCGATCAAGTTCCAGAAGAACTTGAAGAGTGGGCGTCGGAGAATGTTGTTGACGCCGCTGCGCGGCCCCTTAGACCTCAAAGTATAGTAATTGAGGGAGATAGTCGTACTGGGAAGACTATGTGGGCTAGGTCTTTAGGCCCACACAACTATCTATGTGGGCATTTAGATCTTAGCCCAAAGGTGTACAGTAACGACGCATGGTATAACGTCATTGATGACGTCGATCCGCACTACCTCAAACACTTTAAAGAGTTCATGGGGGCCCAAAGGGACTGGCAATCCAACACAAAGTACGGGAAGCCAGTTCAAATTAAAGGCGGAATACCAACAATCTTCCTCTGCAATCCAGGGCCCAATGCAAGTTATAAAGAGTTCTTAGACGAGGATAAGAACTCAGCATTAAAATCCTGGGCTTTAAAAAATGCAACATTCGTCTTTCTCACCCAACCGCTCTACTCCGGTACCAATCAAAGTTCAACACAGGGAAGCGAAGAGGCGCAACAGGAGGAAACGAGTGGACCTTGAGTGTGGATGCAGCTATTACCTAAGTATCAACTGCCACAACCATGGATTCTCGCACAGGGGAACGCATCACTGCAGCTCATTCAACGGATGGCGTCTTTATCTGGGAGGTTCCAAATCCCCTATATTTCAAAATCCTCAGCCACGACAACCGTCCATTCACGACGAACATGGACATCATAACAATGAGGATCCATATCAACTACAACCTTCGAAAAGCTCTGGGAGTGCACAAGTGTTTTCTAACCTTCCGAATCTGGACGACCTTACACCCTCCGACTGGTCTTTTCTTAAGGGTATTCAAAACCCAAGTACTCAAGTATCTCAACAATCTCGGTGTAATCTCACTTAATTTAGTTATTAAAGCCGTTGAACATGTATTGTACAATGTAATTAATCAAACAATGTATGTAGACCAATATTCAGATATAAAATTCAAACTTTATTAATTTCAATTCGTTACAGAGTCATAAAAATAAATCCGAATCTTAAGCGGAGCATAAACAGGGTTACTAGCATGGGTACAAGCCATATAAAGCATCAATGCATTCTCGGTGTGATTCTCGTATTTTCCTGCCTCCTGCTGGTTGTAAACAACATAATTGTTAACTCTGACAAACTTCTTGACCAAAGCATGTTCATTACTCGCATATTGACCACCCGTGACGGTTGCATGCCATTTCCTCAACACCTGGTAACGATCCCTATGACTATTCTTCACAGTTGCTGTACTGGGTTCGTTGTCAAACATATTGAATACCTCACCAAAATCCTGAGGTTTGTCAACAGGACGACGGTCGCGGACTAAGAAGAACATCACAGAATTCGTGTGATTCTTGGTCTTTATATTTTCATCCATCCATATCTTACCTAAAACATAAACTGACTTGACACAAAAACGTTTACCAATACGATGGGTCAAACCGACTCCACGCGTAACATCAGAAATACACATCACCTTACCAATATGGACAACATCAGGTGTCGACACAAACGATTGTACCTTACAGGGACCCTCACAACCCCTTGGAACATCCGGACTTCTGTACATCCGATACATTCTGGGCTTCCTGTTCATAGGTCTGTTTGTCCATGCCTGTTGCTTTGTGACGCGGACAATGGGGGCAGCAACACGGCTGGTGTATGGGCTGCCGAAGTTCAGACGCCGACGTACTTTCGACGCGGGCGTAGAAATGACGATATCTGCAGCTCGCTTCGACATAATTACGAGAGCGTAAAATACAGATTAAATCCCGTATTAACTCGTAACCAAGTGTATCCGGTGAATAATCCTGCGATAAAAGTTGCAAATATTTGACAGAAAGCATACACCGAAACCCGTGCACCGTATCCGGAAATTCGTTTAATAGTGGATCCCACATTTTTGAATTGAAACTTAGTCGCAAGTACTTATAGCCGAAGGAGCGTATCTAAGCTTTGAGTCTGCATCGTGGTGCGTTCTGGACCCACACTTAAAAAAATCGCGCGGCCATCCGGT